GTTTATAATGTATTACTTTGTTATCAAAACAATAAACCTAACGGTGAGATAATACATTACTTAGTAAAAAAAAATTAAAAATGAATTCATACTAAGTCCACGCTTGGTACTACCCAAATTTTTACTAATTTGAATTTTTAAATGTCATAATCGGCATTTTAAATGTCCAAAGGTGTAAAAGAAAAAATAAAAATAATAAAAATAATAAAAATAATAAATATCATCAATTGCTTCAATAATTTGATTTGAATTCATATGAGATGAAATGCAAATAATATTATTATTATTTGCTTTTTTTTATATTCTTAAAATAATAATTTGAAAATAAATTTCTTTAAATCAAAAATTTCAGATGTTAAATATGGTTCAAATTGTATATAAAAAATTAATTTAATATTAAGTAATTTAATATTATTAATAATTGCATAAAAATTTTGAATATTATTTTTTATAATAGTTTTGTCTCATTTTTCTTTTCGGCAGGTGTAATTCAAAAACATTTATTTAATGGTAATAATTCTAATCTATTAGAAAAATAATAAATCACAATTTAATGCATGACCTATCATAGAAAGTTTAAAAATAAGAGTTGATTTATAATATTCAACAATTTCTTTATATTCATCCATTTTAATTATTAATTAAATAAATTATTAATTACTTTTATATAAAATTAATTCCAATGAACTTTTAATAAATTTTTATTTTCATTAACTTTCACAAATAATTTATTAGTTTTGACAAGAATATTTGAAAGTTTTAAATAAATCTTCTTATTATTATAAATAATAAAATATTTGTTTTTAATTGAAATGTATAATTGATATTTCTTATTTGATTTTCCTCCGTATTTTTCAAATAATTTTTGTTCAAGCATTTCAGGTGTAAATTGTGATTTTATTGATTGTTGTACAACAACAATATCCGCATTTAAATTATAATGTTTATTTTTAAATTCTTTTTCAGCTTTAATGTTAATATTTTGTATCTGATATTTAAATAATTTTTTTTCAATAGAATTTAATTTATTATTTAGATATATAGAATATAATTTATATAGTAAATTATATTTATAAAATATAAATAATAATATTGAACTTATAATCTCTTTAAATCTATTGTAATAGTTATAAAAATTATTTTCTTTACTATTTAAAGGAACTAAAATATCCTTTGGATTTTTAGTATAGTTAATTATTAATTTTGATAATAAATCTAAAAATTCAACTACATTTTGATGTTGAATTTTTATTTGTGAAATATTTTTAAATATAATGTAATATGTTTTATTTATTATATTAATTTGTAATATAATTAAATCATTTCTATTAGGTTCATAATAATATATATTATTATATATTGAAAAAAAATCTTGAAATTTTTCTTTTTTAAAATCTACAATAAATGCTGTATTTTTTTTTAAATACAATTTATAATTCAAAGAATTATTAACAAAACCAGGATAACCTAATTTTATTGTCATATTAGATATTAATTTTTTACAAATATCATTATTATATATATATAGTTTTGATATAATATCATTAAAATTATTAACATCTAAAATCACATTTCTCAATATTTCTAAGTTACTTAAAAATAATTTATTTATTTTAAAAATCATTCTATTTAAAGATAAATATAATAATTAATATGAACGGTTAAATTATGATTATCGATGACTATTTGAATTATTTGGATGAGTATTCGAGAAAGTATGGGGATAATAATACTATTATTTTTATGCAGGTTGGGTCTTTCTTTGAATTATATTCAATTGATACTAATTCCAATTATTTATATACGATTGCTGATATTTGCGGTTTTCAAATTTCAAAGAAGAATAAGAATATTTCAGAAGTTTCGCGTAATAATCCCTTAATGTGTGGTTTTCCTCTCTATGTCGTTAATAAATACATTCAAATATTATTGCAAAAGAAATATACAATCGTCTTAATTGAACAAGTAACGGAACCGCCAGAACCTAAGAGAAAAATAACAGAAATTCTCAGTCCATCGACTAATATCAATATTAATTCTAAAAATAGTAATTATATTATGGTCTTATATTATGAAGAAATTGATGATAATCTTGTAATTGGAATTTCAGGGGTTGATTTGACAACTGGAAGAAATTTTATTTATGAAAATTCAAGTTCTAATGCGGACCCTCAATTTACTCTCGACGAAACTTATCGATTAATCATCAATTATAATCCTTGTGAAATCTTATTAATTTCAGATAAAATCAGAGAAGAAACGAAAAAGAAAATTTTAAATATGATTAATATCAATTGTTTAATTCATAAGAAATGGAATGAATACGAATTATTAAATCATATTAAAAAAGTTGATTATCAAAATAATATTCTCAAAAAATCATTCATAAATAATTCAATGTTGTCCATAATCGAATTCTTAAACTTAGAAAGAATTCAATTAGGTCTTATTAGTTTCTGTTCATTACTTCAATTCGCATATGAACATAATAATGAAATTATTAAGGATTTGAAACATCCAGAAATCTTAAATAATAATTCTAATTTATCTATTGAATATAATAGTGCTCTTCAATTGAATATCATCTCTAATAATGATAATGAAAAACCTTTATTAGAAATCTTAAATAGATGTCATACCGCTTTCGGTTCAAGGGTATTTAAGGAAAGATTATTAAATCCTGTGAATGATAAGAAGAAATTATTAGAGAAATATGAAGAAATTGAATTTTATTTAATGGATAATAAATATAAACAAATTAATAAATTTCTAAATAATATCAATGACTTAGAAAGAATTAAGAGAAAAATAATATTAAGAAAGATTAATCCATGTGAATGGGGAAATATTATCAATTCTTTCGAAAATTCATTAGAAATCTTTAAACTTCTTAATAAAGATGATTTAATTATGAGGAATAATAGTATTATTAAAAATTATGGAATTCTCAACATTGATGAATGCTCCAAATATAATACTAATGATATTAAGAGTAATATTTTTAATATAGGAGTTTATAAAGATTTGGATGATTTGAATATTGATTATGAAAAGAATTATCAAAAAATTATGAATATCATAAATAAGATTAATAGTTTTGGTGATACTACCTGCAAAATTGATTTTAATGATAATGATGGATTTTATATTACTATCACGAAAAAGAGATTTGAAACAGCCGAGAAGATTAATAAAACTTATATGAGCCAATTCGATAAGAAGTTATTGAATACAAATAATTCTTATAAATTAACATCAAATGAAATAAGAACTGCTTCTAATACCATTCGTAATATTCAAAGTGAAATTAATTCAATAAGTATTCAAAGATATTATGAATTTCTCTCAAATTTCATTAAAGAAATAAATGAAGATTTTGATATTATTATTAAAAATTTAATTGATATTGATATTACTTCTTGTAATGCCAAAAATGCTTATGATTATAAATATTATAAACCAACAATTGATTTTAATTCTAATAGTTCTTATATTAATGCAGAAAATTTGAGACATCCAATTATTGAAAATTTAATTACTGATGTTGAATATATCGGAAATGATATTCAATTAAATCAAAACGGTATTTTATTATATGGAATTAATTCGTCAGGTAAAAGTTCATTTATGAAAGCAATAGGACTTTCTATAATTATGGCACAATCTGGAATGTTTGTTCCAGCTACCAATTTTAATTACAGTCCTTACAATCATATTATGACGAGAATTTGTGGAAATGATAATATCTATAAAGGAATGAGTAGTTTCATCGTCGAAATGACTGAATTGAGAAATATTATTCAAAGAGCAGATAAGAATTCTTTAATAATTGGAGATGAGGTTTGTTCAGGAACTGAAGCAATTTCAGGGATTTCAATCGTCAGTTCAGCAATAAATGAATTAATTGAGAAGAAATCTTCATTTATTTTCACAAGTCATTTACACGAATTAACATCAATATCATTATTGAAAGATAGGGAAGAATTAAAAATTTATCATATTCATATTTCAATTATTGATAATAAAATTATTTATGATAGAAAATTGAAAGAAGGTCAAGGATCTAATATTTATGGAATTGAGGTTTGTAAATCATTGAACTTACCTCCCAATTTTATGATAAATGCTGAAAAAGTTAAAAAAGAAATTATGGGAATTAATAATAATTTGATTGATATTAAAACTTCCAATTATAATTCTTCTATTTATATGGATATTTGTAATGTTTGCAAGAAGAATAAGAGTGTTGATACTCATCATATCAATTATCAATCTTTGAGTGATGATAATGGATTTTTTGAGAATTTTCATAAGAATACTAAACATAATCTAATTCCTATTTGCAAGGAATGTCATGATAAGGAACATAAGGGAATTATTAATATCGAAGGATTTAAACAGACGAGTAATGGGATTGAATTAGAGGTTAAATATGATATTCAATGGGATGAGAAATTGAGAATTTATGTGAGAAGAGGAAAAAATAATTGGTTTAGTAGAAGAGCGAATAATAATAAATTTAAATTATCAACAGAAAAAGAAATATTAGATATTATTAATAGAATTACGAAATCGAAATATAAGGAAATACCAGAAAATTTAAATTTGTCATTATTTGATGCAACCATATAAAAAATTTGAATTATTTTTATACAGGAATTATAAGCACTGTTAATCAATGTTTATAAGTCCTATGATGATTGAACCGACTACTGCTTCTTTCGCAGTATTTCTCTTATCAAAAACAAGTGAGATCAATTTTAGAATTATGAAAAGAAAACCATTTCATTATAAAAAGAAGATGTGCAAATGGATCAAATACAATAATCGAGATATTATTGATATTAGTATTGATGAATTGGGAGATAGTGCATTAGACATCTTTAATAGTATCATTCATATAAATCCTAATCCATCTTATTTTCTTCTTATTTATTCATTATTACTAATTATAATAATAATATTATAAATAATTAGAATTATGAATGAAATAAAGAAAGAATTAAATCAAAGAGAAACTAAATGTAATAATAAAGTTGTTTATGAATATAAGAGACCTAAAAATCCTTATAAATATTCAAAAGTTGATGAATTTGAAAAAGAAAATCCTTTTGATATTAATAATAATTGTAAAGTAATTATTCCAAATACTATTTATGACACTGATAGAAATAATCGTTATTATAAGAGTGTTCATACAAATAAAAGATGTAGTAATGCTAATGGTACTTGGGATGAAAATTCTAAGAATAGAGAAAATTTAATGGATGATGGCAATTGCTGGGTTGATGATGATGATTTTGTTTGTGCAAATCAATTGAATAATGAAAAATTATTAAATTCAACTATGAAAGATGATGATCCTGATGTTATTAAAGCAGCTACTTTTTGTAATAGAAATGATAAATGTAATTTAGGAAGAATTAATGATAATACGATTGATTGTGTTTCAAAACGTAAGGTTAATATAAAAGAAGGTGATAAAATTTATAATTATTTAGATTTTTCTAATATTGAAGAAAGTCTTTTTAATTATTATTCTAGTTTAAATGCACCAAAAACACAGAAATTAATTGGTACAGGTGATAGATGTAATACTAACGATAAAGACATTCAAGAAAAAATAAATGAAGAAATAATTGAAGAGAAAAAATTAGAGAAGATAATTAAAGATGAAGAAATTCTAATTGCCAAAGATTTATTAAAGAAATATTCGAATGCTTATATGAAACATTTACAATATATTATAATTTTCACAGCTTCTAATATTTCTTATTTCAATAATAATATTGGGAAAAGAATTCTTGAAAAATTATTAGGAAATAAATATGATGATTTCTTTTTAGATTATAATATCTTATTAGCAAATTATAGAAATTTTTGTTATTATTATTATTATAAAACTGGGAAGAAATATGAAGCAATTAATGCGACAGTAATCTTTTATAAATATTTCCCAACAATTTTTAATGATTATGATAAGAAAGAAATTGATCGCATTGCTTATTTATTTATTCAAAGTTATGTTAAGAAATTTAATCCATTAAACGACGATGAAATAAATCAGGTAAATATAAAAATATTTCAGAAAATTTTAGGAAAGAGTTATGATGATTTTAAATATACATATAGAACTTTTGATAAAATGTCTGTAAATACTATTTATTATGATTTTTATAAGAAAATGTTTGATCTAGATATAGATAATTTAGAATTAGAAAATGAAATAGATTTTTATAAATATGTAAAATATTATATTATTTATTATTCATTTTTAAAGAAAATTGACAATGATGAAAAACGAGAAAAATTAAGTTTTTATATTACTGATGTTGATAAATATGATGATTTTATCGAAGAATTTAAAAAATCAAAAAATAAAATAGATTTATTTAATAAATATTTCAGCAATTATTTCTTTGATGATTATTCAATTGATAAAATTTATTTCATAAGAAATCAAATTAATTATTTAGATCCTAATATTAGCGAAGATTATGAACTTTTAAAAAATTATGTAGATACATCTAAGTCAATTAGTGATTATAAGAAATATTATAATTTAATTGAAAACAAGAGTTTGAATGATGATGAAGATAGAGATGTTGAATTATTAAATTTGAGAAAATTATTCTTCCCCAATTTTTTTAATAATATTGAAGAAACTAAATATAAAATAAAACCTCTAATAGATGCTAAAAAAGATTTAGAAACAGAAGGAACTAATCTTCCAACTGTTCCTCAATCAGTCGTTAATAATATTTGCAAACTTATTACCGAGAAGAAGATTGACAATCGCGGAATGCTTCTTTGGCATTCAACAGGTAGTGGTAAGACTTGCACTGCGACTTCTATTATTGATGGTTTTTGGAATGATAATAAAGATATTATTTATTGCAGTTCTGTTGACGCTCTTATATCAAACCCACCATTCAAATTTCACGAATGTGCTATTAATTTATTTCCACGATTTAAAAATAAATCATTAAAAGATGTTGATAAATTATTCACTAGTAGAAATATTAAATTTTTATCATTTGCCAAATTAGCAAATCGAATTGAGAAAAAAGAAATTAATTTAAATAATTGTATTTTAATTATTGACGAAGTTCATAATTTATTTAGACCGTTATTAACTCAGAAGAAACAACATAATTTTTTAGAAAAATTATTATTAAATCAGAGAGCAATTCCTAAATCTAAAATCTTCATTCTCACTGCGACTTTGGGAGATAATCCAGATGAAATTATGAAATTATTAAATATTATCAAAAAACCTAATGTAGATGAAATAAATTTTGATGATATTCAATCTCCTGAATTATTCAGAAATAAAATAAGAGGTCTTATTTCTTATTTTGATATGTCAAGTGATACTAGCAAATTCCCAGTTGTCTATGATGAAGATCCTATTTATAGTAAGATGACTGATAAACAATTTGAGAAATATCTAGAACAATATAAGACAATCAAAGATAGTGCTAAGAATTATGAAGCACTAGCAAAAGCAAATACCTTAAATAAATATTGGGCACCAGCGCGTAAATATTCAAATATGCTTTATAACTATGATAAAGGATTGAAATTAAATGAATTTTCATCTAAATTAGAAACATTATTAAAATCTATTACAAATCCAGATTATGATAATCATAAACAATATGTCTATTCTGCATTTTATGAAAACAGAGGTTATGGTGGTCAAGGAATTTTAGCAATTGCTAAAGAATTAGATAAATTAGGTTATGAAAAATTAACTCCTTCACAAGCACTTGAAATTCTTAATAATCCCAGTGAGGATAATAAGAGACCTAGATATTTATTAGCAATAACTACACAATTAGGAACTGATAAGGGAGGTGAGTTGAAAAAGTTGTTGGAATTATTCAACGCACCTTTTAATAAATATGGGGAATATGTGCAATTATTTTTAGCATCTCAAACTTTCAATGAAGGTATTGATTTAAAGGCAGTTCGTCATATTCATATCTTTGAACCTTTAATAACTTGGGCAAGTGATAAACAGACAATTGGAAGGGCTGCTCGCAATTGTTCTCATAAGGATTTAGATATGACTGAATGGGATGTAAGAATTCATAGATATATGAGTAATTTTCCAGAAACTACTAATTCTAGTGGTGAATTAGATGAATTAAATCAGAAATTACAAGAATTAGGAGATGTCGAAAATCTTAAAAATATTAAAAAAGATATTCAAAAAAGATTAAAGAAAGAAAAAAATAATGATAAAAAGACAGAATTTGAGGGAGAAATAAAAGAATTAGATAATAAAATTAATGAAATCAAAGAAATAGCTAAGCAACTTAAAAAACTAGATAAAAATAAGAAAGAGTATGATATTAAAGATGTTGAAAATATTGATGATTTTATTTATAAACAAGCAACTGAAAAGATGAAAAGTATTCTGACTTTATATCAATTAATGCAAGAGAGTGCCGTTGATTGTATGATATTAAATGATTTCCACAAACAAGGAAATAAAAATATTAATTGTTATAATTATGAGTAGTTTTAATAAAAGATAATTGATATTCCTATAATGGCAATTATAAATCCTATAAGAGTTCTTAAATTTATTTTTTCATTCAATACTAATACTGATAATATTAGTGTTATAATTGGATATAATCCGATAATAATAGTTATTTTATGAACTTTATCAACATTATCTAAGATATAACAGTATAGAATTTGACTGAAAAATGAAACTATAAAGACATTTATTACTAATAATAATAATAAACTAGAATTATAATTAGCAACTTCATTATAAATTTCATTGAAATCGTGAAAAAAAAAGATGTAAATCATAGTTGATATGAAAAAAATTATTGATGATATGAATAAATAAGTTTCAAATTTTATTTTATTATTAATGACTAATAATTTATAAGTGATTGGAGAAAGACCGTAGATGAATGTAACGCAAATTGCAATTAATATAATCTCGAATTCTATTTCTTTGAAAAACATTATTATAATTTAAGATTATAATTAAAAAAAATTTATTATTAGTAAATAATGTATGATTTAATAATAGTAGGTTCTGGACCAGCTGGATTAACATTGGCAACATTAGCAATTGATGAAATTGAGAATAAAAAGATTTTAATCATAGATAGAGATAAATCAATTGGTGGATGTCATAAAGTTAATAGACAGTTATTCGAGAAGGAGAAGTATTTCAGCGAACATGGACCGCGGATTTATATAGGAAATTATATCAATTTTAAAATGATTTTACAAAAAATTGGAATTAAATTCAGAGATCTATTTGTGAAATATAAATTTAATACACTTAGTTCATCTATTGATTCAATTTTAAAAAATATTTTTAGTTTTAGTGAAATTTTGAGTTTGACAAAAGAATTTTTATTATTTTCATTCAATTCTAATTATGCAACTAATAAATCACTTATCAATTATTTGAATGAAAATAATTTTAGCGAGAAAGCAAAAGAATATTTAAATAAATTATGTAATTTAATTGATGGTGGCGATATTTATAGAATTTCTTTAAATACATTTGTATCAATGTTGAATGAAATTTTATTATATTCAATTTATCAACCTAGATTACCAAATGATGAAGGATTATTTAAAATTTGGCATAACTTCTTAAAAATGAGAAATGTAGAATTTAAATTAAATACTTCAGTCATTGGATTTAATTATGATAATGATAATGATAATAAAAAAAATATTAATGTAAGAACTAATTATGGATATTTAAAATCTAAGAAAGTTGTATTTGCCATTCCTCCTGAAAATTTAAAATCAATTATTGATAATAATAATTTTACATTAATTAATTATAATAAAAATACTGAATATAATGATTATATTTCTATAATATTTCATTGGAATTATAAATTTGATATTGATAATAATATCAATGGTATTTTAGTTAATGATAGTAGTTGGGGAATTGCTTCTATCATTTTAAGTGATTATATGACATTTAAAGAAAGAAATTCTAAGACAGTTATTAGCAGTTCTATAACACTCATAAATAATAAAAGTAGTAATATAAATAAAACTCCAAATGAATGTTCTAATAAGAATGAATTAATAAATGAAACTTTTAAACAATTAAATGAAATTTATAAAAATAAATTACCAAATCCAACATTATCATTTATAAATAATTATTATAAAGATGGAAAATGGATTTCAAATGAAACTGCTTATATCAAAACTTATAATACTGATTATATTCCATTTAAAATAGATGAAAATATATTCACTCTTGGTTCTCATAATGGCAAAGCAATGGTTCATTTCACATCAATGGAAAATGCGGTAAGTAATGCAATAGCTCTATATAATGATTTATATGATAAAAAAATTGAAATTAAAAGACCATTCTTAATAGTTGATTTATTATTCATTTCATTAATTTTATTAATATTCTTAATGATGTTAAAATTAAATATTAATATTAAAATAATATTATCATTAATATTAATTATTATTATATTATATTATTTATTATTATAATAAAATAATGTTGAAATATGAAACACATAAAAGTTTTAAGAATAATAATGATAATACTATAATTTTTATAAATGAAAGTGAGAATGAAAATGATAAATTCAAAAATAATCATATTTTAAATTGTGATATTGTCAATGCGACATTAACACCAACATCAGTTGATGAAAATAAGATATTAAGTTCATTCAATGAAATGAATGAGATGAATGAAATTACTGATATTCTAGCACTTAGTAAGAAAGAGAATGGGACAAATACAGAAATGAGTACTGATGATATTAATGATATTAATTATAAAATTGATAAATTATTTAAAAATATTGAGGAAAATAAGAAAAAGATTGCAACATCTATTTATATAGTATCTTCTAAATACGATTTGATTTATTTTAGATATAATAAAATTTCTTTATTAATTTTAATAATATCTACAATTACAACTTTTGTAGAAGCAATACGACTGACATTAATTAATTATGAAAATGATAATCCAGGATCAGGAATAACGAGATATATATCAAAAGATACTATTTCATTATTAATAAATTTATTTTCATTATTTTTAGGAACTGTTTTAACAATTCTAAGTTCAATTGTTAAATTTAGAAATTATAGGGAGAATATGGAAAAATTGAAAAATATTCACGATACATTATTTAATTTCAAATGTTTGTATAATAAACAAAGAGATTATATTAAATTTTTTACAATGACTAATAATATGACAATAGAAATTTTCAACAAACTTGCAGAAAATGTTGAAAATATTAATAAAGAAATTAAAGATATTAGTATTTTTGAGAATATTAGAATTAATGATATTATCAAATTTAATAGAATTAAAGTTAATCATGATATTCAATTAAAAGAATTGGGAAATAAACGAGAATTAGAATTCTTAAAATTATCAATTGAATCAATTAGAAATAAAAAATTATTTGAAAATGAAAATATTAATATGAATGATAATTTTAATCAAAAACCATTAAATGAAATGATGATGAGAAAAAAAAATTATTGTATTCCTTATTCTAATTAGAATAAGCTAGACCACCCATACCTGATAATATTCGAAGAACATTATAATTCACAGTGAAGATATAAATAGTTCCTGCAACAGATGATGCTAATGATAAGACAGCAGTGTCAATACGAGACATATTAAGAGTTCCAGATGGTTGATGTTCTTCTGGTTTTATAGCGAATGAATAAAGATTAATGCCATTATGGAAGAGATCAGGAGTATATTCGTGATGTTGATAAGGTTGAACGAGAGAGAAATAATTTCCATTGCGTTCAGTAAATCGATCATTGCCATTTAATTGTATCTTGGCAGATGTAACTGGATTTGATGATAAGACATATTGATTATCGGCATTGCGATTGGTGAAATTATTCCAATAAGGAGGAGCGACGGCAGATGAAGAAGGATCTGGTTTTATTACCCATATTAATTCTTTGCAAGGATGATTGAAATTCATTCTTATGCTCTTTAATGATGTTGCTCCATTTGCATTAGCAGTTATAGTATCAGCACCAGTGAATTGTAATTGCTCTATTAAATATTCATGAGATAATTGAGCAAATCGTCGGCGTTCATCCGTGTCTAAGAAAATGTAATCAACCCATAATGAGGCAGTGTTTAATTGTAAAGATGAACTAGAAGTAGCAGTTAAAGTGGTATTAGTTAATGCAGTTGTTATTAATGCTGGTGCAGTGCCGCTACTTTTTAATTGTGTAAATGCTTTATTACTATAATTGGGATTTTTATCAACCATAGATGATAAAGTTTCAAATTCAATATTAATTTTTACTTCGTGATATTGGAGAGCAATTAATGGAAGAGCGAGACCAACATTGCGACAAAACCAGAATTCTAATGGAACGAATATTGAATATGATTGTCCTGCTTCTAATAATATAGAGCGATTGTATTTATCACCTCCAACCATTAAACGATAAGCAGAACGTTTTCCAACTGGAAGAGATAATTCATTCCATATATATAACCATTCTGAATAATGCTTATCAATACGTTGACCACCAATCTCTAATTCTATAGTCTTTAATAATTTTAATCCAAAATAAGGAACTAATGCGATAGAATGATTATCATCTTGTGTAGTAATTTTTGTTTCAGTATTTGTTACAGTTCCTGCAAAATAAATGCGATTTATTAAATCGCCATTTCGCGTAACTTGACAAGTAACACGAGAACCAAAAGTAGCATTTCCATTGAAAGTTTGTTCTATCGCTTCTAATGCGAAATTGGTATGACGACGATAAGCAACTTTAAAAAAAGTTATTTGAGGATTTCCAGTTAAATAAACATCCTGAGCACCATAAGCAACAAGTTGAAGAAGACCACCACCCATTTATGCTATATTCTTTATACTATAATAGGAGAAAAAAAATGTAATAAATTTAATATTCTAATTAGAATAAGCTAAACCACCCATTCCAGATAATATTCGAAGAACATTATAATTAACAGCGTAAACGTGAATAGTATAATTAGAGGGATCATATCCTGGTGTAGTAGTATCACTTGGAGTGTTTACATATGCAGCTATAACACCATCATCAATAGAATGAGTTGTGAATACTGATCTACTTTCAAAATTTATATTTAATACAGCAGTGTCAATACGAGACATATTAAGAGTTCCTGATGGTTGATGTTCTTCTGGTTTTAATGAAAATGAATAAACATTAATACCAGCATTATTTGGAACATTAGTATGATGTTGGAATGGTTGGACTATATTGAAATATTTTCCAGTTCGTTGATAAAATCGATCATTTCCATTTAATACTAATTTACAATCTTTAACAGGGTTGCAAGGCATGAAATTTACAGATTTATATTTATCGGATAATGAAGAATAATCTATATCAGAATGACGTAATACAGATGCTAATTTATCATAACTATCACCTAAATAATTAACATTAGAACCAGTAGTAGTATTTTTAAAATTAACATCACCTAGTGCATATCGAGAAGTTGTGAAATTGCACCAATTTAGACGATCACTTTCATTTGCTAATGGATTAGATACAAACCATACAATCTCTTTGCAAGGATGATTGAAATTTAATTTAAGTTTAGTGCTTTGGGCACTATTAATAGCTTCTTGTCCAGTAAATTGTATTTGCTCAATTAAATATTCATGAGATAATTGAGCAAATCGTCGACGTTCATCAGTATCTAGATATATATAATCAACCCATAATGAAGCTTTCGCTAAGGATGGAGCATTTGTAGATGCCGTATATAAACAATTAGTGACACTTTCAAAATTAATATTTATTTTTACTTCGTGATATTGGAGAGCTATTAAAGGAAGAGCGAGACCAATATTGCGACAAAACCAGAATTCAAGAGGAATATATAAAGTAGAACCACCAAGATTTTTAGTTCCATAAGCACCAACCATTTGATTATAACCGTGTAATTTAGATCGAGGAAGAGATAATTCATTCCAGACATATAACCAATGAGCATAATGTTTATCTATCTTCTGGCCACCAATTTCAATTTCAACATAATTTAATAAGCGAAGACCAAAATAATTATAATAATTATAATCAGTTGTATCTGGAAGTGTTACTTGTAAATAAACTCGATGAATTAAATCGCCATTTCTTGAAATTTGACAAGTAACACGAGAACCATAATTAGCATTTCCATTGAAAGTTTGTTCTATCGCTTCTAATGCGAAATTGGTATGACGACGATAAGCAACTTTAAAAAAAGTTATTTGAGGATTTCCAGTTAAATAAACATCCTG